AGGTCGGCTGCAACTGATGCATCGCCTGATAGAGCGCAGTCGCACCCGGAGCGTTGGCCGGGGGCGCCATCGCCGACTGCAACTCGCCCCAATTAATCTGAATGTTTCCGGCGCCCGGAATCTGAACACTTACCGCCCCCGAGCCGAGGTTCCCGGTCCCAGCACCCCCGCCCGTTCCGCCGCCGCCGCCCGCACCCGGTCCAAATTGGCCCGTTCCGCCGTTGGCTGACCCCGTCCCCCCCGTGCCACCGAGCGCTGGAGCCGGACCCGGAGTCGCGCCGCCCGCTCCGTATTGCGGCGTGTAGCGCTCGAGCCGGTCGCCCGGTTGCCCCCATCCGGCGAAGGCCGAAGTGATGCCGGGAATGTTGAAGCCGCCGGAGGAGATAATGTCCTGAAAACTCGCCCCCGGTGCCGCTTTGGCTATCTCGAGCGCCGACTGCGCGTCCGCGGGCGACATGCCGATCCGCAGCATATAGGCCATGGAACTCTCGCCCTGATGCATGGCCGGAAGCGCTCCGAGGCCGTAAGCCGCATGGCCGGGAATGTTCGTGTTTCCTGGCTGATACGGCGCTCCCTGTCCGGCAAGCATCTGCGCGAGCGGGTTCGTCATCTGCGGTGGCACGCCCGGGCCCGGCATGCCTGGACCTGCAGGCGGAATCCCGACCGAGAGCCCCTGTGCCACACTCGGGACGCCCGGCCCTAGCGATCCGGCGCCAAACGGGATCAGCGGTCCCGCATTTACTGTGCTGTCAGGCATATCAGTGAACCTTTGTCCGTAGCGCCGTCACACGTTCATGGAGTTTCAACCAACGACAATCCTCGCGGAACATCGCGTAAACCAGAATGTCGCCGCCGGGAGCAGCATCCTTCAATCGTGCTTCAAGCGTGCAGCCGAGTCGTTCGGCTAAGTTGCGCGCGGCTTCGTTCGTTTCCTCCACCAAGCCCGTAATACGGCGACACCCGCACTCGACGAACGGGTAATGGAACATGTACCAAAGCAACTCCTTTGTCATCCACGCCGAGTTCGGGAGCGCCGCAATGTGCATCACCATGTTCGCGCCGTTGAATCCCTCGTACCACACCCCGGCGATCAGGTCGGCCGTCTGATCGGGGTGCACATTCACGACGCCGATCGAGCGACCGCTTAGAAAAGCGCTGGGCGTATTCATCACTCGTTTCATGAAGGGGCCGATTTCCGGCTGGTCGATCACAAGGCGTCTCATAGCGTCGAGCCCCGCTGGAACTGAAAGTCTGTCGCAAGCCATGTCGTCGGCGAAACGGTCGAACTCCGCAGGAAAATGGCCCCGGCAAAGCCGATATTGTTCAGGCCGTACCAGCTCTTGAACGTCCGTTGTCCGCCCGACCAGATGCCTTCATCCCACAAGGCGGAATCCCAAGTGTTCGACGACCCGGTCGACTGTGTTACCGGCAACGTCGCGACGCTTTCGACAATCTCGAAATCGGTATTGAAGTAGACATCGAGGGTCGGCTGCGACTGCGAAACCAGCACGGGCCGCGCCAGCGTCCACATCTTCTGAACAGGCGAGCCGAAGTAGTTGAATGCCTGAAGGCATCGAGTCTGGATCGAGTTGCCCGTGGTGATGACGATGTCCGGAATCGGAGCCGGGCCTGCACCATCGGCAACGCGCGTATCGCCTAGATCAGTCACCCGCGTATCGCCCGAGGATGTCACCCGATCAGCAACCGACAGGGAAGACTGATTATTGGTTGCGCGCGTATCGCCCAAGCTGGTCAGGCGAAGGCTGCCGTCGCTCGTTGCCCGCTCGTCGCTGCTTCCGGCTGAACCTTGGTCAACGGTCCGCGTATCGTCGGTGTCCGTTACTCGCAGGCTACCGTCAGAGGTCGCCCGATCCGCTTCCGAACCCGGAATAATCACTTCCTGCGGATCGTCGATTCCTTCGTCCGTCCACGCGCGACCGACAAATGTAGCCGCCCCGAAGTAGGGTTGCTCGTAGAAGTTCTCCCAGCAGTAAGCGTTATATCCCGTGATGACACACCATGCATTCAGAATGGTGTTCATCAAATACTGGTAACGCCCGGTCGGGTCGGGGATGTTCAGATAAAGCTGGTTGTGGCGGGCGTTGGTGAACAAATCCCAGCCGAACTCTCCGTGAAAAAGGTCGACGAGTTGCGAAATCTGGTGCTGAATGATGTCGGTCAGCGGTGGCTGCATCAGCATCTTCGACTGCGAAAGGATGTTCGTAAGCATCAGAACACCATCCTCGCAGAGGATCAGCACATCGCTGCCATAGGGGCACGCGCACCGGCGCCCGATTGTCGCGCCGATCGTATAGACGCCAACCAGTATAAAGTTCGTTATATCGGTTGGGTCGAAGCCGTTGAAAACCGCGACGTTGCCCTTGCTCGAGATAAAGACGCTTTGGTCCGACATCGCGGCGCCGGTCTCGGAGCCACCTGCAATGGCCCATGACAGGCACGTCTGCACATAACCGCCCAGCGGGAATATCTCGCCCAGGTCGAATAGCGCAAGTTCGCCCTGAATCTCGTCAACCGGCAGATACCAGACGCGGGACGTGTTGACTTCCGTGAACCATAGCCGCCGGTGCATTTGCGTGACAGCAACCAGCGCGTTCGGCGTCCAATCTGGATAGAGCCCCTGATCGGTTACGCTGATCGTAAGGGTTGCAACCGTCCACGACGTCCCGTCGTACTTCTGCGGCAGGTCGGCGCCGTTGACCGCAACCGTGAAATCGCCGATGGCGTTCGAGAGCTGCACGTACTGCCAGCGGTTATTGACGAAGCCGGACGCCTTGACGTCGACGGGGCTGGACGTACCCCCTAGAGTCGCGTCATAGAACGAGCCATTCGCGCAGGCAAATATCTTCTCGACGCCGGTCGGGCTGTTGTATTTGATGATGGTCTCGACGACGCCCGGTTGCGGAATACCCGAGTACCATCGCGACCATCCTCCGCGCGTGACCAAGCCGCCCTGCGTCGGAAAGAAGTTCTCCAGAATGACCGCTTGCGTCGGCGGCATGTTCGCCAATGCGTCGCGCGCATTCAGGCCGCCCACGGGGGCGGTCAAGGTCATCAGCAGGCTTGACTGCCGGACCTTGGGCGCAAATGGCGTATCGCGCGGCATCACTGCATCCAGTTGCCGTCGGGAATGTTGTAAATCGTGATAAGCGGGAACGCCGGTTGCCGCGACATCGAAAGGACCGGACCTCCGGTATCCTGCGCGAGCGCGTCATCAAGCAACGTCTGGAAGTCCGCGGCCATTGCCGACGTGTCGAACTGCTTCGCCTGATAGAAGCGCAGCTTTACGCCCGCGGTCATCAGGCGGTCGTCGAAAATCGTCGTGTCGTTATCGTTGTCGCACTTGGCCTTGGGCTGCCCGTTGGCCGCGAGCGCCCACCACTTGCTCACGTAGTAATAAGAGAAGGTGATGGGCAACGGCGGGCCGCCGACACCCGGAACGGGCCAGAGCTCGATCGCGTTCCCTACCAGCCGGAAGCGCTCCCGCGGCCCCGTCGACAGGATGCCCGACTTCAACCATTGCCACTGTTGCGATGTTTCATTGCCGATCAGCGGCCAATGGTTAATGCGGTCCCACTCGGTTTGCGTGATCGGCCGCGCGAAGTCGTCAGGTAGCGGATACGTCGCCTGATTGGCGATTGCACTAACCGTCTGCTCGCGAAATAGTTGCCGCCAGACGCGCCGCTTCACCAGCATTTCGCCGGTAGTGTTCAGCAGCGCGCCTAGCTGCTGCGGTATGAGGTCGGAAGTCGCGTAGATGGAGACCGGCGACTGCAACCCCATTTCAACCGCTGCGGTTTGAGCGATTTCCAGCGCTGTCGTCATCCTTGCCCTTTGCCTTCTGCAACTCCCGAGCGGAGATTAGGTCTGAGAGTTGCTTCACCTGATCTCTGAGCGCGGCGATGTCCAGATCGCGCTTTGCCAACTCAGCCGACAGCTTCTCGGTGTAGGCTGCATCCTTCGCCTTCTCAACGTAGTCGATCGCTTTGCGCTTCAGATCATTGAAGCCCATGATCTTCGAGCCGTACACATCGGCCAATTGCGCCAACTGCTCGACGGTCATAATGTTGAGGTAGATCAATTCTTCGGCCTGTCCGCGCGTAACCGCCGGCCACTCCCGAATCGGCATGCCAGATAGTTCCTGCTTCTGGTTGTTCTGGAACTGGTCCCACAACCTAGCGAAACGCCGCTTGTGTGTATCAGTCACCGCCGTATCGATCAGCGTGTTCTTGTCGCCGGGGACGAGAATCTTCACGAAGGGGACCGAGTCGAACACCGGATGGCCCGCTTCCTCCGACTTCTCGTCATTCTTGCGAGCACCGACATAGAACTCTACAAATAGCTTCTCGTCGCCTGGGTCCATCTGGTATTGCGGTTGCTGTCCTGCTTGCTGAAATCCTTGCATCATGGTTTTCCTCTCGGGTTTATGCGGCCTTGTCCGGCACCGCGTGCAACTTCATTTCCTGCTCTTTTTCCTGCTCCGGGTTCTCGCGCCACGTATAGATATGCTGTCCCATATGGCCGATTTGCCTGCTCGCGGCGTGGTCAATGAGCACCTTGAACCCCGCTTGACGCACCAACTCGCAGAAGGGGTTATCCTCCGACGACACATCTCCCGATTCCGTGTCGTAGTAAGGCATGAACCAGGGTTTAGGCATCTTCTCGAACACCTGCCGCTCGATGAGGCAGAAGCCAAAGCCGCAGTACCACGCTTCCTCGAAGCCTGCAGAGTTTTTCGTAGTCTCCATGTAGCCGCTGCGATCGGCCTTCGTCGCCGTGAACTCGAACTTGAGCTGGCGTTTCGGGTAATTGCACGCGACCATCGGCAGGCGGCGCGAGAGCAAGACTTCCAGCAGGCGCGGATCAAAGATCATGTCATCGTCGATAAACAGGATGTGAGAGGCGCCCCATTCGAGCGCTTGCTCTACAAGTTTCTGCCTGTTGTTCGGGATGTTGCTGGACTGGCGAATGAACATTCGCATGGCGAAGTCGGATGCATCCTTGCGGGAACGGAGCACCTGATTCGCATTGATGAACATCTCCACGACAGATTGCGCAAAGAAAATAGGACACATGCCCGCCGAGGGGATGCATACGCCCACCTTGATTTGCTCACCCATTTAGCATCGCTCCGCATTGGCCGGACACGAGCGGCGACGGGTAAGCAGTCGCCACTTTTTGCTTGAGCCTGGCAAGCTGTTCCGGCGCCAAGTCCAGTTCGCCGCCCTTGAGGCAGCGCTCAGCAAGCTGCACGTCGGCGATCTTCAGGCCGGGGTCTGCGTCCACATTCGGCATAAGCAGGGACTCGGAGCAACAGAACCCGAGCGTTAGCTTCTGTTCCGTACCGTCGACGAACATCGGCTTTCCGGTACGAAAGTCCTGCAACTGCTGCGAAAAATCAATCTTCACGGTTTCCTCTCGTTGG